ACATGGCAATCGAATTCCGAACCGCTGCGGTCGAACTCCGCGCTGTTGATGAAACGGGAATGACATTTGAAGGATATGCCGCGCTGTACGATTCGCCGTCTGACACGGGGGTCGCGCCAGAAATCATCAAGCCCGGAGCATTCCGCCGATCATTGGCCGCCGCCGAACGCGGTGAATGGGATGTGAAGGCATATCAAGACCACAACCCAGAATTGCTACTTGGCACAACCAAGTCCGGCACGCTAACGCTTGACGACGATGGCAAAGGGTTGCGCGCACGGGTGTCATTGAACCCGAACATTTCGTTCCATCGTGACCTTGCGGAAATCGTGAAGACGATGGGCAAGTCGCTCGGGATGTCATTCGGCTTCTTCTCAACCAATGCCAACAAGGTGAATGATGAAGGGGTGCGCGAATTGCGTGATGTCAAGTTGGTCGAGGTGTCCGCGTTGACGGGGCTTGCCCCGTATTATCCCGGAACGATTTCCACCGTTGCCGTCCGGTCGCTTGCATCCGATAGCGGGATTGATGTGGCCGCGCTTCGTGAAGCGGTGGTCGCGCTACTCGCCGGAAATATGAATCCAGACCAAGCGAAGGTCATCGCCGATGCGGTCAACGCCGTCATCGCAGACGACGAATCCGACGCGGCAGAAGGCGAAGCGGAACCAACCGACGAGCCGATGGCGGGCGAAGAAGTCGCCCCAGAAGCCGAGCCGATGGACGAGCCAACGGCAGAAGCGGAAACGGAATCGGGCGTGAAGGTGGAAATTGAAATCACGATTCCGCGTGCCGTACCACGAAGCATCCGCGAACGCCAAATTGAATTGGCGCGTCGCGCCCTAGACTAAAAAAACCGAAGCGCAAGGGCAGATCCGCAAAGGGCGAAAGCACCGCCGGACGCGTACCACCGCGATGGTGATTGATAAAAAACCGAATAGCGAAAGGGGAATCATCGTGTCAAATGAACTGATGAACCGCCTCCATTCTGCATATCGGACGGATTTTGAGGCTGCAAAGGGTCTAATCACCCGCGCCGCTGATGAGGCTCGCGAACTTTCCGCAGAGGAAAGCGTGACCTATGACCGTCTGAACGAGCAGATGGATGCAAAGTTGGAGCAGATTAACGATTTGAAGAAGGGCGAAGAGCGTGCCGCAAAGTTGGCCACGATCATCGGCGATCTTGAAGTCACATCTGCAAAGCCATTGAACAATGATGCGGATGTTCTCCGCGCCATCATCAACGGCGAGAAGCGTTCCGCGAATTTTGAAGTTCGTGCGCTTGCGACGGCAACGGCAACAACGCCTGTCACATTCGCCGACTTCCTCGTGGAGCAGTTGGTCGAGGGGAACCCTGTCTATGAGGGCGCATCCAAGATCCGCACAACCGACATCCGAAATATCACCGTTCCTGTCATGGCGGGAACCGCACCAAGCGCGGCTTTCGTTTCGCAGGGCGGAACGATTTCGGCTTCGGATCCGGTCTTCACCAGCATCACGCTCGGCGCATACGCCGCGGCAACCTTGACGCTCGCGTCACGGGAGTTGGTTGATTCGGCTGGCTTCAATCTGGTGGAATATGTTGGCCGCGCGGCGGGCAACCAGATCGCATATCTCGCGGGTTCGGCGTGTACGCTCGGAACCGGAACGGTGCAGCCAACGGGCTTCGTGTCCGCGCTGACCACGGCTGGTGCGCTCACGACGGCAACGAAGTCGGGGACGGTCACATCGACCTTCTTCGATGTCCTTGACCTGAACGCTGCGCTATATGCGCTCACTCCAAAATATAGGAACGCCAACACCGTGTGGCAGATCTCAACGGGCGCGGCTCGCAAGGTTCGCGGTCTTCAAGATCTGAACGGGCAGTTCATTTGGCAGCCAGCCGTCGCGGCCGGTGCGCCAGAAACCCTGCTCGGCTACCGCGTCAAGGAGAATGTGCATATGGCGGCGGTGGCTTCGGCTTCCAAGTCCGTTGCAATCATTCACGAGCCGTCGTTCTATATCCGCGAAGCGGGTGGTGTTGAAGTGGCCACATCGAGCGAACGCTACTTCGAGATCAATAGCATCGGCATTCGCACGATCTACCATTTTGATTCGGCGCTGCCGGACGGATTGGCTGGTCGGGTGCTCGTTTCCGCCAACTCATAATTGGCAATCTTCCTCGGGTGAGGTAGAATCGTCCGAGCGTCGCCCATCTGGGTGACGCTCGGACTTTTATTTGGAGGGTGAGGCAATGACGCTCCGCATCGCTTGGTCAAGCAATGCCCCTTGGACGGGCTCGGGATATGGCGTGCAGACCGCCGAAATTGTTCCGCGCTTGGTTGCAGACGGCCACGAAGTCGCGATTCTCGCAAATCACGGGCTTGCGGGTTCAATCATCAATTGGGGCAATCCGCCCGTCCCCGTATTCCCGCAAGGGATTGACGCGTATTCAAACGATGTCCACCCCGCGCAGATTGCAAACCACATCGGTGACCAGCAGCATCGCGGGCTGGGGGTCACATTGTTTGATGTCTGGGTTTTCAAAGCCCCGCAATGGGACGAAGTTCCGTTGCTGTGTTGGACACCGATTGACCACAATCCCGTGACACCGGAAGTGTCTGCATTCTTCAATCGTCCGGGTCGCAAATGGGCGTTGGCGATGTCGAAGTTTGGCGAACAAGCGTTGCTTGATTCTGGCGTTTCGCGCGAACGCGTATTCTACGCGCCGCATTCATACGACCCGAACATCTTCAAGCCAGAAGGCGAAACGATGCGGGAGAAAATGCAGATCCCCGCGGATGCACATGTGACGATGATGAATGCCGCGAACAAGGGAAACACCCCTATTCGGAAGTGCTTCCCGGAGAATCTGGCCGCGTGGTCGGAATTCGCACGGCGACACGACGACGCGTTCCTATACCTTCACACCGAAGCGTCCGGGATCGCCAATGGCGTGAACATCCATCGGTTGTTGAAAGCGGTGGGAGCGCCAGAAAAGCAAGTCCGCATCGTTCCGCAATTTGAATATCGAATGGGCATTTCCGCGCAGACGGTCGCGGCATTGATTCGATCAAGCGATGTGCTGCTGGCCACCGCACGCGGGGAAGGCTTCGGCGTGCCAACGCTTGAAGCCCAAGCCACGGGCGTTCCGGTCATCGTCACGAATTGGACGGCATCCCCGGAATTGGTCGGTCACGGGTGGATCGTTGACGGTCAAAAAGAATGGGACGAATTCCAAGCGTCGTTCTGGAAGTTGCCATCGGTTGACGGCATCATTGACGCGCTTGAACAATCGTATGCATTGAAGGGTGACACGGCACGGCTGGCAGAAGCCCGCGCCGCATCCATCAAATTCGCGGAACCATACCAGACCGACAATGTGTTTGCGACCCATTGGCGACCAATCTTGGGTTCAATGGAAACCATATTGGCCGAAGGCATCAAACCGATCAATCGTGAACAACGGCGTGCCGCCGTAAGGGGGAAGCGATGAACGATGTGACCGTGATCACGGCAAGTCTGCCCGACCGCGGGCGGCTACGCGAAGACGCGATTCAATCGGTCGCATCCCAGACGATGCCACCGTCGGATCATTTGATCGGCATTGACTATCAACGAATCGGCGGATGGCGCGTGCGGAATCTGCTCGTTTCGCAAGTGGAAACCAAATGGGTTCAGATCCTCGACGACGACGATCTATTGCTCCCCAACCATATTTCAACGATGTTGGACTATTCCGGCGCGGGCGCGGACATCGTGTATTCATACGCCGATGTCGTTGGCGACAAATCGTTTGATCTATACAACCGACCGTTTGATGGCAACCTATTGCGAACATCATCCATCGTTTCCCACGCGGCATTCGTGCGAACCGAATTGATTCTTGATCTGGGCGGGTGGGACAACCAGAAGGGATACGATTGGACATTCTGGGTCAAGGCATTGGACGCGGGGGCGCAATTCGTTTCCGTCCCAGAAAAGACGTGGATCTATCGGTTGACACCCGAATGGAATCACGAATCGCGACCGTGAAGCCGGTCGTCATTCTGGCCGCGGGACGCGCGACCCGTCTTGGCGGCGTGAACAAATTGCTCGTCACGGCGGGCGGTCTGCCCGTCCACGAATGGCATCGTCGGGCGTTCGCCGGATCGGACATCTCGATCGTCGTCCACGACCATTCGATTCGTGCGATCGAAGACGAAATCCCGTGGTCGAATGCGGTCATCGGAACCACCAAATTCAACGGTCCGGTTGGGGCGTTGGACGCGTATTTGGCGCAGACCAATCAGCGGGACGGCGTGACCGTCGTGTTCGCGGACACGCTTATTCCGCCACAACCGTTGTCGGCTGGCGATTGGGTGGGCGTTGCGGCCGCCCCAGCCCGTCGGTGGGATATGCCATCGTCACGCGGCCATTGGGTTCGGGGCGTTCCGAAAATCCCGGTGTGCGTGGGGATCTATTCGTTCGCCGATATGGACGCGCTCCGGGAAGCGGCATTGGCCGCCCATGCGGACGCTGCGAAAATGGGTGACAAGGAAACCCCAATGACAATGCTGTTGAACCGATACGGCGCAGACCTCCCGTGGTTCAAAGTGCGCGGATGGCACGACGCGGGTGATCCCGCCGCCGTCGCTTCCGTCCCAGATTGGGAATCGGTTGTCGCCGCACGCGATCAGATCGCAAGTGTGGAGGGGACGCTTGATGCGCGTTGGACGCGCTAGAATCACCGAGCAACCAATCCGCCGCATAGGAGAAACCCAATGGCAATTGTGAACGGATATGTCACCCGCGCAGAAGTCCAGAATGCGCTCGGGCTTGGGACGGCAACGATTGTCCCCGATTCCGACGAAATCGATCAGGTCGTCACCGCCGTTTCCCGTGCCGTTGACGATTATTGCGGACGGTTTTTCTACTCTGTCGCCGGAACGGTTGTGTTCACGGCGAACGACTATATGTTCCTCCCGATTGGGGATTGGGTTTCGGTCACGACCATCAAAACCGATGAGGACAATTCTGGAACGGTTCACAAGACATTGACCCCGAACATGGACTATCGGTTGCAGCAAAACACGACATTCCCCGGATGGCCGTTCACGGCAATCCAGATCACATCATTCGGTTCCAACACGCTTCCGGTCGGTGTGACCCAAGGCGTTGAAGTGGTCGGGACACGAGGGTGGTCTGCCGTCCCCGAACCGATCCGTGCCGCTGCATTGATCCAGAGCGTTCGCGTACACGCGCGCCGTGCTACTCCGTTCGGAGTGGCGGGGTCACCTGAAGGCGGGATTGTGCGGTTGCTTTCTCGATTGGATCCAGATGTCGAATTGATGGTTCGACCGTATCGTGCGCCGCGGGAGGCGATCTAGTGGATGACGCGACCGTGTTGGCCGCAATCGGAAACCATCTTCGCAATCTGACCCCACCATCGGGGCAGACGCTAAAAGTGGTTTATGACTACCCGCCGGAATCATTGGGGGCAACGCCCGCGGTCGTGTTGTATCCGGGCAGCGATTCCGTTTCATACGGTGCGGCAAACCGGACGACGGCGTTGACGGTTTCCGCGGTGTTGTATTTGCCACAGGTGGAATACGCTCGGAATTTCGCGGGGCTAGCCGTCTGGCGCGCGTGGATGCGCGATTCGCTTATCACCGCCGTGCTTCTAAACTCCACCGACGGGGTTGCCCAAGCGTCGGTCACATCAACCACGGTTGACGGTGGCACGGAGTATGGCGACATCCCTTTCATGACCGTCACGGCTACAATGGACATCATCGGGGTCGAGCCGATCTCGGCATCCGCATAGCGAAGGAGAAACATCGTGCCAGCAGCGTCATCAGGAAACATCCTATTCAGCGCCCTCGTCGGAAAAGCAGAGGGGACGGCTGGGACATCACCTTCGTTCGCGTCCGGCGGCAGAAAATTCCTCGTTGAGCCTACTGGTCTGATCACGCTTGGTCGATCTTGGGAAATCGGCGAAGAGCGCAGCGTAGCCCTCCGCAATCCAATCATCGCAACCACGGCAACGCTCACGGCCAACGAACCAGAATTGTCCGTGTCCGTTCCGGCGGTGTCCATTGATGAAATGTCCGTGTGGCTCGGAATGGCATTTTCGCCAACGATCACGGGAACGGCCGCACCGTACAACTGGACATTCCAGCCATCAATGGGAACGGCATCCAATTCGCCAACATCCTATTCATTCATTTCAATGGACGCGCAGGGCGGAACCGCTGCGGGCGGCAATGCCTACTTGCTCAACTATTGCCTCCCGACGGAAATCTCGATCACGGCAGACCGAAGCGGCTTGACCGCATTGAGCGCAACGCTGTTCGCGCAGAATGTTGCAGAAACCACCACGAATCCGGCGGCAGCAACCGCCGTTCCAACGAGCAAGTTCCTTTCGGGTCGGCTCTGGAATGTTGCGACCGGAACGGCTCTGGCCACGGGGACATTCACCGACTTCCAATATGCGCTTGACTTCTCATTGACGATGCAAACGGGCATCGTTCGACAAGCCTACTTGGCCGGAACCACATCGTTTAGCACGCACGCAGAATCCGCCGCCATCGGTGGGGAATTGTCAATGACGATCCAGAGCAACGCGAACGCATCCGCGAAGTGGTTCCAGAAGTTGGGTCAGCAGCAATTCGTGAAGTTGGCTTGGACGGATGGAACCTACTCGGCGACGATCAACACATCCATCATCGTCACCGAGGTCGTGCCTATCGCCGGAAGCGAAGATGGTTTGACTACGATGACCGTGACGGGTCGGTTGGCGTATGATCCGGTCAGCGCATCATCCATCAAAATTGTTGTGGAGAATGCGATCAGCGCGCTCCCGTAAGTTCACGGGGGGCAGAAGGAGGACGGAATGACGGAATTGCGAGCGGATCGGAAAATCCGAATTGAATTGACCGCACCATTTGAAGGGTGGTGGGCGGATATGCGATTGCATGTCCCGTTCCGTCTGGCCGTTCAATTGGAATCAGACAAGCCAGAAGATCGCGTCAACGCAATTCGGTCGTTGGTCGTCGATCACAACTTCCGCGAAGAAGTGGGATTCGATGATGTGTTGGGCGACCCAACCGATGCGCCAGACGATGCCATCGCGCAACTACTTGAAAAGTGGGGAGCAATCAAAACCGCCGTCCCAAACGCGTAAGGCGGGCGGCTCAAATGATCGCGCTCGGGCGACCGGGCGTGAAGCCTCCCGCCGATGTCGTTGCGGTGATCCTTGCCGAACGCTGGGGCGTTATGCCATCGGCTATCCTTGACGCGGATTTCGGTGATGTGATTCGTTGGTGGACGATCATGTCGGATCTTGAAACGAAGAAAGGCGGACATCGTGGCGGCTCAATCACGGGTTGATGTGTCAATTGATCCCCAGACATTGAAAGACATCAATGATCTGGCGTTGGCCGTCGCCGCCGGATTTGACAACAAGCAGATTGATCGCGCGTTGAATGCCGCCGCGCTCTACACGGCGAAGCAAATGGTGAACCCCGTGAAGCGCGCCGCGGTCGGATCAAAAGGCGGTGGATCGGGTCGGCTACGACGCGCAATCTGGGCGAAGCCCGCGATGCGCGACAAGCCCGGAGCGTATGTCGGCATCCGTGCGGGTGCAAGCCGTGCCGACACCCGCGGTGCTTACTATCGTTGGATCATCACAAGCGGCGTGCGTGCGGTTCCATATGTCATCAAACCAAAAAACGGTGGCGGGTTGAGGTTCGGCGACAAGGTTCGATCAAGCGTCACGCGGCGCGTCGCCATTCCGGGAAACCCCTTCGTGTCGCGCACCGTGGAGCAGAACATTGACAATGTGAAAAAGATGTTTGGGGATGCGTTGGCGAGTATCATTGAAAAAGGGATTCCGAAGCGTGGCCGCATTCGCGTCACCATCCCAAAGCCGAGGTGATTGATGGCAAGTAGCGCGCAGATTTCGTTCGCATTCATTGCCAAAGACGCGGCATCGGCGACCATCCGCGGGTTGTCGTCCACGATTTCCGGGCTTGGAACGGTTGCGGGCAAGGTTGGCGGCTTCTTGAAAGCGGGATTGAAGGTCGGCATCGCCGCCATTGGCGGCGCGATTGCCGGAGCGACCGCCGCGCTCTATAAGTTCACGCAAGCCGCGATCGAAGATGAAGCGGCGCAAGCCAAATTGGTGTCAATCCTAAAACAACGCGGGCTTGCCACCAAGGAAAACCTTGCTGCCACCGAAGAAATGATCAAATCTGGTCAACGCCTTGCATTCACGGACGATCAGATTCGCGAAAGCCTTGCGACGGCAACCCAGTTCACGCGTAATTTTGCCAAAGCGCAGCAGATCGCAACGGTCGCGCAAGATGTCGCGCGCGCAAAAAACATTTCGTTGGAAGCCGCAACCAAGTTGGTGGGG